TGAAACTTCTACTCCAGCATTGTCTTGAGATGCTGTATTCTCAACCGACTCTTTTACTTTGTCGTTCATTGTTTGTTCTCCTTCTATATTGTTATAATTATCAATTATCAAGATAATTGTAAAAATGCAACAGTATTAGGGTATTTATTGGATAGAATCGTATAGTTGATCGTATAATTCTAATTCTTTTTCAGGAACACCTTTTCTTAACTCGTCTAATTGAGTTTTAATATCTTTCGGCATTGGTTCAATAGATAGTAATTCTATTGCTAATTCAAAGTTATTAGATACTTGTTCTGTCATCTTATATATTTTATATTAGATTTGATAGCTTTGTCAATCAATCCTTCCATATATGTAACTAGTGCTGGATTGTATTTCAATAGTGCATTTTTATTAAGACTATAGAATGTAAATAATTCTGCATGATATTCTTTTTCGTTTGTTTCTGCATATTTAGTTAATTTAGTTAAACCAGTTTTTGGAAATTCAGGAAAAGCCCTTGTTGAATAAGCACCATTTTCAGTTGTTGCCCAAAAGTGAATTTGATGACCTAATTCGTGCATAGTTGTTGCTAATGCTTCTTGTGTTTTGTTAGCTTTAAGAGATGAACTAGAACTCCAATCTAATTTATATATTTTACCAGCTTTTTTATATTCCCATGTTCCTGTATTGTTCGCTGTTCGTTCTAATACATTTGCCAGTCCTTTTTGAACTTCTTGTAAATCTACTTTTGAAAAATCTATGTTATCTTTTTTATTAACAAATGTAACAATAAAATTTTTAGATGAGTTCATATAACCTTTTGTTCTTCCTGTTGTTCCTGTCAAAGAACTTGGAGTAAGTTCCTCACCAACGATATTTTTATATACTTTGTTTATTTCAGGAAATAATTTACCTTTAACTGCTTGTGTTCCTATTGTGTTTGGAACAAATAATGGAACTATTTTTTTAGTATTTATAAATTCTTGTATTTTGTTTGTTATTTCTTTTTGACCTTCTAAAGATTGTAAAACTGTATTTAAGTTTGCAACTTTTATAGTTTTATCAGCAACAAATGTATTTTCTGCTGTAAATATTTCTGGTGTTGTTACAACTGCTCTTGTTGTTCTAACTGGTGGAATAATAGGTATTATTTGTTCTTGCTGTTGTTCTGGTTGTTCAAACGTACCAGCAGTATATTCAAAAGTTCCATCTTCATTTATTTTGCCCCAATCAGTATCTACTGGTTGCCAATGATGACGACAATTATATCCACCTCTATCAATAAATGGGTCGCTACCTGATTTACCTTGCCAATCATTCTGCCACAGTTCTCTTGCTTCATCTTCTGTAAATACTTTGTTTGCGTGTTCAACACAAAAATCTCTACTATCTCTAATGATTGAACCATAATAAACATAGCTAGTTAAACCTAATTCATCTGCTCTAAACTTTGCGAACTGTCCATCAAATCCCATTAAAGCATCTTGTACTATTTGAGATGAATAACTTGCTAAGTTAGCACCTGTAACTGTTGAACCATAACTTTGTTTTAGTTCATCTACTGCTGTTTTAAAATCTTCTGTGTTTGTTTTACCTGCAATCTTTTGTGCTTGTACGAAATCTACAAGTTCTTTTTGTTTTCTAGTATCTGCTTGTTGATAAATACCATTAATCTTGTCTCTTAAAGTTTGCACTACATCTTGAAATGGTTTTCCTACTAATGTGCTTTGGTAAACTTCTTGTGCTAATGTGTTAGTGAACTCGGTAGCTAAGTTTTGAAATTGTGTAAATGCAATCTTCTTTAGTTGTTGGATAGTAACTAAGTCAGCTTCAGTTATTTGTTTAAATTCTTCAGGTATAGGAAGCTTTCCATAAGTAGCTACAATAGTACCAGCTATCTTATCATAATCGTTTATAAATGTTTGTGTTTTTGTTAAGTAAAGTTCTTCTATGGCTTGTTGAAGTTTTGGTCTTATTTCAATCGCAAGTCTAGTGTTGAATAATGCACCATCTTGTACTGGAAGTTCAGATACAGCTTGTACTACTCGCTGTTCTAATGTTCTTAGTGTATTATTTAATAGTTTTTGATGCTGTGCTTCTAAATTATCTACTGCTTTTGCTCTAATGATTTGTAGTTGCTGTAATAAATCTTGTGCCACATTAAATTGTAGGTAATGTTATTGGTTGTGGTTGAAACTCTCCTAGTGCCTGTGTTCCTTGTTCAATCTCTTGATCTATTATTACTAAAGTTTCATCATTATCAATTACAGTTCTAGCTATTTGTTTATCTAGTTCTTTAGTGAATGTAGTTGATTTAATATTAGAAGCTTTTGCTTGTTGTAATAATTCTAAGTCAGTTGCCCAATCTCTAATGTCAAATGTTGTAGGGTACATAACTTCTCCATCAAATACTGATTCTTGCCATAATGCAAATAGTCTCCAAATTTGTTCTTCAGCAAGTTCCATAAGTTTGGATTTCTGTGCAAGTCTAGCATTTAGTAATTGAAATTCAGTTCTTAGTGCAATACCAGATTGTATTCTTTCACCAGTTGCTCTTATAGAACCAACATGAGATAATCTATTAATTGCTTCTACTTTGTGTTCAATAGATTTCAAAACTCCATCTAAATTGCTACCACTTGGTTGTAAGATATAAGGTTTTAAATTAGCATCAATGTTATCAGGAATTTCTATAATAGAACCTGCACCACCGACAGCTTCAGTATCTCTTGTCTTAACTAAGCTAGGGTGATTTGATATTCTAATAATTTGTTCAATCTCAGATAGTTCATTGTAAATAGATTTTTGTAAATCAGCTATGTCAGTTAAATCAGAAACTCCTAAACCTCTCATAGGTGATCTTTGATTGTATAAAATAACAGCAGGAATCTTTCCAATAGGATTAGGAACTGACTCTACTAAAACTGGTTCATCTCTATTTGATGTTGGTAAAAATACTGTGTCTATTTTATCTTCGTACCAAATCTTATAACATTCTTTGTCATCTTCAATAGATTCTCTAATCTTTAAATATTCTAAATAGTAATATCCATTTGGTGATCTTGCATACTTCCAGTCTAATACGTTCTCAGGAGTATATACGTTTAAATATGGTCTAATGTTTTGTTCTAGTTCTTCTCCTCTAGTCATTACATTCGTAGATGGTTTATCCACGAGAATCCAACAATGTCCATAAACAGAAGCATAGTTTTGTACTTCTCTCATTAGAGCATCAAATGTTCTACCTTCGTAATCTGCATCATCTAAGAATTGATCTACTGAAGGGTCGTCTTGTAATGTTCCAAGTTCTCTAGTTGGTGGAACTCTAAATAGGAATGATGAATAAATATCAATTACGTTTCTAGCATGATTGTCTAGTGGTGTGTAAGCAAGTCTTTTAAAATATTCTGATTCTAATTCTAATTGGTATTCTTGTAAGAACTTTCCATCTTGGTATTCTTTGCCACCTAAATATGATCTGATGAAATATTCCCATCTAGGCATCATACCTTTGTATTGTGAGTGTTGCTGTTCTATTTGTTTTCTTGTGTAAGCCATTATGAAAATCTCTTAGGTTCTGATTTAGGTAAGTTTGAAGTAATTGGGAAAATGTATTCTATTGCGTAACCTAGTGCGTCAGTCATGTGATCGTAGCCATTGTTCTTTTCAGGTTGATTTGTACCTTCTTTATAAACTTGTTTCATTAAGCTATTAATTAGTGTTTTGCAAGAAGGATTAATAAAAATACTTCTCTTTCCATCAAATGCTTTTAGTTTACTGTTCACAGAATTAACTCTATCTCTAACTAAAGCATGAGTAGATTTAGCTTTAACATTTAAACCTGCATTTTGCAAGATAGTTAGATCGGTGCGACCACCAGCAGAAGTTTTACGTTGTCTTGAAGCTGGGTCAGGGTAAACAATCATTTTAGATTTATTATACCTAGATAATAATTCATCAATAAATTCATCAGTATTAGAACTATAAATAACTATCTCATCAAATACATAAGCAATACCATTTTTAACATGGAATAAACAAGCTGACATTGGGTCTATGTTAAAGTCCAAGCCAATATGAATTATAGCATCTTTATCGTATTTACATTCTTGCACGTTTTGTTCTCTATCAAAGTTGTAATAAACAACTCCTGAGTATGTTTCAAATGAAGCTAAATACTCTTGTCTAAATGTTCTCTCGTCTAAATCTTTTTTGGCTTGTTCTATTTCTTCTGCATCAACTTGACCACCATCTAATGTTGTAAACTTAAATGACTTCCATTCAGGGTCATCTCCTAATCCCTTCTGGTAAATTTCATAAGACCAGTTTCCAAATCCTCTAGGTGTTCCTATAAACAATACATTACCTGTAACGTGTTTATCTGAGATTGTTGGTCTTAGAACTTCTGTCCAAGCTTCAACTGGTATATCTGCATACTCATCTAATAGTAAAAAATCTAATCCTACTCCTCGTAAATTGTCTGGTGATTTGTCTGCACCTTTTAAACTAATCTGTGAACCATTCCTAAGAACTAAAGATAGTTCTGTTTCATTAGCATATTTAATCCATCTCTTTTCAGTAGTAAGTCTTTTAAGTTGTTTCCACATAATCTCTTTAGACATTCTGTAAGTTGGTGCTACATAGAATATCTTTGAATTAGGTTTTCTACTTGCGAATCTAAGTAGTTCGTACATGGCTAAGTGTGTCTTACCGAATCTTCTTCCTGTAATTAAAACTCTAAATCTCTTTGGACAAGTATATACGTCTAGTTGTGGTTTACTAAATGGCATTTATAATTCCTCTTTGAATAAGTTTAGTAATAACTTCTTCTTCCAATTTAACATCATGGTTATAACCTT